ACTATACCTGCATTTTGGCTAAAAAACCCAGTATTTCCGGGCATTTTTGTTTCTATAATAGAAAGATTGTTACTTAATTGTCGGTTGTATTGCGTATGCACCCACCTCTGGACGGTGGACCGACTTATCCCGGTAACCTTTGCGGTTAGCCGGATAGAAAGCTCCGATGCTATCTGCACTGTCCGCCGGCGCTCCTCCTCGGTGTATATCTCCGGTCTGCCCTCTCGATAGCCGGGACGCTGCCGGGCGATCTCCTTTCCTGCCGGAGCTGGTTTCACTGCTCCTCCATGCTGTTCCCGTCCTTTTTTTGCTGCGCGTTACTCCTCCTATCTTTTAGGAATGTTATATAAATACGATTGTGTATCACACAAAATACTTTTTATCTCTAAAGAATTTTTTATTGTATGGTATCATATACCACATCCCATATCTGTTCCAATGTCAACTGCCCATCCGTACACTTTCCAGCCAGATTTAACACCGACTGCCTATCACAAGAAATATCAGGAACAAAAACACTTTTCACCGTACTTCCCTGCAAATCAAACATTTGTCCTGCAATTCCATATGTGGTTCCCGCAACAGGATGTGGGCAGTTAACTATGTAATATATGACCATTTTCAGTGTCTCCTAATCTATAAAATCATCTAACTCACACCCATACAATTTCGCCATCTTTACTGCGTTTTCAAAGCTGGGCGAACACTCCCCTTCTTCATAAGCTTGTAAACTTCTCAGTGAAATATCCAGTCGTTCACTTGCTTGTTCCTGCGTGAGCTGTGCTTTTAGTCTTTCCCTTTTAAATGTAGTTTCTCTTCGTTTTTTTTTGTAATGCCTTCATCTGTCATTCTCCTTTAGCTGTCACTCAACAGTTTCACACTGCTGTCACCCAAAGGATACTACAAATTCTAACATTTGTCCCCGCAGAATTCTGCGGTTCTTACAATTTTCGACATATTTTTTGGCTTTTAAACAAAAATCGCCCTCCCCAGTATCACACTGAGGAGGGCTTTTTTAGTCCTGGATAGTCATAGATTTAGTCATAGTTTTAGTCTTTGGTTTCTGCTTCTTCCTGTTCCTGCTGCTCCTGTATTACTGCCAGTTTGTCGCGGACCGGCAGCTCTTTTAAATCCTCCATCAGCTTGGTAACGGTGCCGTTGCCGCCCAGACGGTGGTATTCATCGTACATTTTCTGCGCTGCCTCCAGCCCATGCAGGCTGATCCAGCCGCGCTCATAATAGTGATAGTATGCGTGTACCAACTCCGCCCGCAGCAGGGCGATGATTGCTTCCTTTACTGCTGTTTGCCGCACTTCTTCTTCCTGCTGTTTCTTCCAGAGGCGGCGGATCAGATACCCCCCGCCCGCCAGAACCCCGGAAAAGAGCACCTCCAGCCAATACTTTGCCAACCACTCCAGCAAATCTATCGCCTACTCTCTAAAATAATCCTGCACAGCTTTGCACACCGCCTTTTCTGCGCCCTCTGCTTTTGGCAGATGCAGGTGCAGCATCGGCACCTTGCTTGTGTAAAACCACGGGATGTCCTTAACCTCTCTGAGCGGGATTTCCTCGGCTCCCAGCAGGATTGGGTCGATGCCGATCATCTTGAGCTGGTGCTTGTAGTAGCTCTGTGCCTGTCTGCTCTCCTCGGTGTCGCGGCGGACGTTGTGTCCCAGGCGATCGCCCAGCAGCCCCTCCACTCTGGTGATTTTGACTTTGCACTGTGCGGATTCATAGACAAAAAGCACATAGTCCGGTTCCAGTTGAGACAAAGCATAGTAATCCGGGTATGCCTTTGGAGCATCCAGCTCCACGACACCCTTCATGCCCTGTGCTTTCATTTCCTCCACGATTCTCTTTGCCATTGGATTGCCGTTTACACCTACTACTGCGATTTTTTTCTTGCCCCAAAACAGATTTGCCATAAAACACTCTTCCTTTCTGTTACTCATTCACAAAATTTTTGATATGCGGATTATTTTTGATTTGCTCGCGCATCAGCTCCAGCGCCTCATCCACCCAGGTGCTAAATACGGCAAATGGCACCAGGTACTTGATGGGTGGAAATGCCTCGACTGCTAAATCGTAAACGTATCGCAATTTCAGCGCACCGGTGCCGCTGCCTAAGTACTGCTCTGCCTGCGTTACTGCCCAAAGCAGCCACTCTTTGACGTTTCCCCGCATCCGCAGGTAGCCGATCAAGAGCAGCAGCAAAAGGGCACCCACCGTGCAGATGATACTCATGATTTGCTCCATAACCTTACCTCCTTCCCTTCTAAATTGTATTCACAAAACCGCCAAAGCCCTTTTTCTTGAGGTCGTCGGCGGTTTTTTGTGCTTCTTCCTGTGTCGCAAATTTACCGACACATACTTTTGTGAGGGCATCGTTTTTAAAAAACACGAAATACCCCATATCATCGAGCTTGGCGTACAGGTCGGCAGCGCTTTTTGCCGATGCAAATGCTCCCACCTGTACGGTGTACAGCAGGTTTTTGCCTGCCTGCGGATGATTCATTTTTGCAATGATAGCAGGGTAGTCTTTATAGGCAATATCTCTGTCTACATCCCCAACAATGCCGTTGACCCTTCCGGTACCGGTGTGCTGCCAGATGCCGTATGGATGTTTACAAGTACATTTGCTTGCATACTGTGCAATCCATTTGTCATAGGCGGTCAGCTGTGCAGGGTAGAGATAGCTGTCCAGAAAGTCCTTGGAACAGTACAGCATGGCATAGTAGCCAGCCTGCTCCACCTCATCCAGAAACGCCTTGCAAATCTCGGTGTTCACCTGCTTGCTGCCGCCGGTGTAGATGCTCTCATACTCGATGTCAAAGGCGATTGGGTAGGTTAGCTTGTACGGCTTGACTGCCTTGATGACCTCCTGCGCTGCTCTTTTTGCTGCCTGTACGGTGGTGGCATAGCTGTACAGGTAGATGCCAACATCCAGTCCTGCCGCCAGCGCACCCTTGATGTGCTGGGTAAAGGCGCTGTCGAGCTTCAGTGCACCATTATTGTAACAGTAGCCGATACGAATGATAGCAAAGTCGATTCCATCCGCTTTTACCTTCTGCCAGTCCACCTTGGGCTGCCATTTGGATACATCAATTCCCTGTTTGTTCATTGGTATTATCCTCCTTTCCATCAAATCCAGCTTGTAGTTCTCCTGCTCTGATGTGTTGTTTAATCAACTGGTTTAAGCAAATTGCTGCCGCAGCGATTACATAGCCTTGTCCTAAACTTACTGCGGCAAGTATGACCCATTGTATCCAGCCTTGTGGCTCACGAGAGGCAAAGCTAACAAGAGCAGATAGAAAAATCCCCACCACACAAAGGATGGTAGGGATTAGAGTATCATCAATTCTCTTTGATTTCTTTACAATCGAGCCAAGAGCATACAAGCAGGGGACAAGCCAGATGACTTCTGGTGATATGTATTCCTTTACTAGATTGGAAATCTCACTTAAAGCCTCCATTTGTCAGCCTCCTTTGCTTATATATTTGCTTGAAGTTTTACAATAGTTATTTGTACTGTTACATCGACAGTAGGCTTTGAGCCAATACAGACAGCGACAGCAGTACCATTGTTGTTGTCGATTCTGATACAAGTCACTCCATCTGCAACAAACTGCTGGAATGTTGCTGTATCACACGATACATCCAGTTTTAGAGAATCTTTGACCAGCGGATGAGTAAAGGATATTGTATAAGTACCGTCAGATTGTTCTGCCCAATCAGCAACTTTTAAGGTTTGAGAAAACATATCATGCAGACCATTCTTAGCGTCCACATATGCCTTTACAGCCTGTTCTGTTGCAACAGTATTTTGGTTTGGTGTAGATGCTAATGTAGCTCCACCAATCTTCTTTCCGCTGACAGCTATAGTTCCGTCTGCCTGAGCTGTAACTAATTCAGCAGCTTTATTTGCTGCGACCTTATCTAACTTCTTTGGCATATCGCCCTCCAGTTTTGTAATGGAGGCATTTAAATCAGTCACAATTCCTTCTACTGTACCAGCAATAGTCGCAATCTGTTGTGCAATATAGCCCTTTGCAGCATTGGCTACTAATCGTAACCCCTCAAAGGGACTTAGTTTTTCAGTATTCATTTCGCTTAATCTCCTTTCAAATGGTAAGTATGGGGCAGTGCTTTGCTACCCCATACACACCGTCTTAACGATTAAGCAGCTGGGGAAGAAAAGACCTCATTGAGCATTTCAGTTACTTCTTGGCTGGTTGCAATCTGACCCTTCACAACATCCTGTGGCAGAGCATATACAACAGTTTCAGCACCATTGATTTTTACATTACCGTTGATATTGGACTTCTCAACCTTGGTAGCATTTGCAGCGATACCGTTGAGTTTAGTACCCTCTGCGTCAGTCATCAGACGAGAGCCAGCGACAACATCAACTTTCTTAGCAAGAGCAGCTTGCATATCAGCAGTCTTAGCGTAATCGCCAATACCAATAGCAGCAATAGATTCTGCAATGTAACCTACAATATCCTTGGATACAGCTTCCTCAGGTAGAGTGCCAATCAGAGTCTTAATAGCCTCGATAGCCTGAGTGTTCTTGGTGATATTGCCAGCCATAGTAGCAGCTTCGCCACCATGTTTAGCAGCCCAGTCAACCAATTCCTTATAGGTATTAACAACCTTGTCGTCAGATACTTTGGTTGCAAACTCATTCAGAGCATCGGTGACTTTCTGATCTACAGAACCAGCACCAGAACCTTTCAGAGTATCTACATCACTCTTCACTGCGTTGAGGGCAGACTGTTCGGCTTTTGCTTTGAATGCAGCTTTCAGAGCAGTATCAAAGTCAGTTTCAGATACCTGTGCTTTGTAAGCCAGAGCTTTCAGACCAGCAACAGCAATATCAACGTTGTTGACTTTCAGAGTACCATTTTCAGTACCGGTAGCAACCAAAAGGTTTACCATCTTCTCAGCGATTTCCAGCGCAACACCGTTGACCTTTACACCTTCCAGTTTGTTTGCTTCGCCGCCGGTTGCAATAATACCTTCTACCTTCTCAGAGAGCTTGGTAAGGTCGGTCTGCTTTGCACAGTCAGCAGCTACTTTTTCAGCCAGAGATTTCAGGTGGGAAAGTTGCAGAAGTTTGTTTACATCGTAAGCCATAGTTCATTTCTCCTTTTTTTGTTTGTCTATTTGTTTTTTTATACTACAGTGCTTGTGGGAATACCTCATTCAGCATTTCTTCCACTTCACTGTCAGTAGCAATTTGGTCTTGTGGGATTGTACTTGAACCCTCATCATCGTCCAGTCGTTCAATCTTGCCACTAATCAGAGCATAGATTTCAAACTTCTGACTAACAGGATTCTTGTAGAGGTACAGTGAGTTTTCTTTCGCTGTTTCTGGAGTTGGTACCGTGTCCGATTGTTGTAGGCTAGATAGATTCTCAGATGCAATTTTATCGGTAATTGCCTGATTCATTACCTCAGTCTGCGGATACTTAGCCAGCTCCAATTTGATTCTTTCAGCCTGCATCTGTAACTGTGCAAGCGTTACAAGTTTTTGCTGTGCAGTTGGCATTGCTTTTCCTCCTTTCTACATAGTTTCTTTATTTCCAAACACTCCATCCAACATAGACAGAATGTCTTGGTCAGTAGCAACTTCTCCGACTACCGGAGGTGCATCACCAAATACACCGTCAAGCATGGTGTCTACATCTTGATTGGTGGCAACCTGATCATCCGGCACAGATTCTTCTTCCTCGCCGAACACATCCTCCAGCATATCCCCGACCTCGCTGTCCGCCGCGACGTCGCCGCAACCCACGGCAAGCACTTCGTTGAGCGCATCCACCAGGCTTTGCTTGTTTCCGGTCTGCAGCTGCTTTAGGTCACCGATGGCGTTTAGCAGCTGCTGGTAGGCATCTGGTGAGGGAGCCCGCCCGCCAGGGCAGTCATCGACTCCCTGCCGGATCGTTCCGGCACGTACCCAGATGGTCGGCAACACGATATCTTTCCCCTGGACACCATACACACCAATCTCCAGTACTTCACCTGGGGACTGCAGTACCTCCCAAGGGATGATGCACTCGCCACTTTCGTCCAACATCACGCCAATCTGGATGTCCCCGCAGCGGAACACCGCCTGCTTTGTGAGGGACTGCCAGATCGGGTGCACGAACTCAAAGCAGGCGCCATACGCCTGCACCGAACCGCTGGTGATCACCTCCGATTTGCGCAGGATTGCATCCGCCTTGCGGACCTCAATTTGGAACATCAGACGCACCTTCTTTCCATTTTCTTACACACTCCTCCCCTCACCCCATTTCAAAAATTGCATCAAAAAAGGCAGCTGACTTTTTGTCAACTGCCCTTTAAAGGAAGAACCTACTGAATATTGAGTTGCTCTTTGAACCTATTGAAGGACTTGCGTATCAATCTCCTAGACAATCTCTGTCCCCAGCACCTTGAGATAAGCAATGACCGGTGCCCACTTGGATGGCGGGATTACTTGCCCGGGAGAGAAAAGGTTCCTCCAGTCGTGCTCTGGCATGCTGTCCAGGCCATACACATCCTCAAGGACCTGCTGTGCTGTACGAAGCAAGACACTGCCTTTTGGCTGTGGAATGGGAGACAGCGCGTCTGGCGCCGCTTTCCCTCTCCGCGTATACTCGCCGTCGATGGCTGCTTTGAGCTGCGTGTAGTCACTGGCCCGCACCGGCTGGCCGACGGCAATATTTTGACCGAGATTGGCAATCAGTTCTGCCTGCGCTTCGGCTGTGCAGGCGGTGTTGCATTGACCGGTGCAGCTGCCAACACAGGAGCCTGTGCAACTTCCTGAACAGCTGGTACAGCTTCCGGTGCAGCTGCCCGTGCAACCACTGCAGCTACCCGAACAGGTTCCTGAGCATCCGGAACAGCCGCTGCAGGTACCTCTGCATCCGGAACAGGTTCTGCTGCAATCTGCCGAGCAGGTCTCTGCGCAGGTGCGGGAACAGTTTTGCGTACAATAGGTTGTGCAGGCCATTATCCATTCGCCCCTTCTTTCCCTCTGGCAAAAGGACCTTCCTTTTCTGCATATTCATGCGAAAAGACTATTTTGTTAGTCGGGGGGGGGGGCGCACATCTTACGCAACTGCATATTGATACCTCCATTTTTTTACTTATTCATTTTTGGAAAGCCTTGCCCTTCTATCGATTCTTCACCCAAATGGAGATGCCTGGCACGCGATAAAAACAGGATATTTTCATCCCTTTTCCTTTGTTTTGGCGTGGAATCATCGGAAGAGGGCAGGCCCAAAATTTGAATGAATATACATTTATTCCTGACTTGCTTCTTCCTCCAGCTTCTCAATATACTGCGCCAGCAGGGCGTTATCACCGGCGTTGACAACAATCAAGGTAAGCGTTCTCCAAAAAACGCCTTCCATCAATGTTTTGCCATACGTGCGTCCGATGATACGCTGAATCAGCGGTATTTTTTCTTCCGCCAGCATGTCGCTGCTGCGAAATCCGGTTACCTCCGCAAAATCATCGACATAGTTGCTGTCGAGGTAGCCGATCGACTTTAAGGTCGCAACAATATTCTCGATATTCTCACTGGACCTCTGGTCAAGCATCGAGAGCAACTGCATGACGATACTCTCCTGGTCTTGATCGGAAAAAGTTTTGATCTCCTCGCATTCAGAAACGCAATCTCCGCCGGTGTTTAGTTTCAGAATCAGGTTCGAAAAAGTCAGCATATACGAAAAATCAGTATCCATAAAGAATCCTCCTTATACAATTTCTGCCGCTAATGTTTTCAGATATGCGATGGACGGTGCCCACTTCGACGGCGGAACCACCGTGCCGGACGAAAAGCTGTCTCTCCAATCATGCTCCGGCAATCCATCGAGGGCATATAAATCTTCCAGAACTTTTCTGGCCGTACTCAAAAGCACCTTCCCTTTTGGCTGTGGAGGCACCGGGAATGAAGTGGGTGTGCCTTTGCCTCGGCGGGTATATTCCCGATCAATAGCCGCTTTGAGTTGGGTATAATCACTGGCCTTAATGGGGTTTCCTACGGCAATATTCAACCCAAGGTTTGCTATTTCCTCTGCCTGCGCTTCGGCCGTACAAGCGGTGTTGCACTGTCCTGTGCAGGTGCCAATACAAGTGCCGGTGCAGGTATTGCTGCAACTGGTACAACTGCCCTGACAACTTCCAGAACAGCCACTGCAGGACCCCGAGCAGGTACCAGAACAGCTGCTGCACCCGCTGCATCCTTTGCAGCTGCCTCTGCAGGTACCAGAACAGCCCTTGCAATCGCCAGAACAATCTCCCCTACATCCCCTGCAATCGCCCGAACAGCTACCGTCACAGTCTCCAGAACAACCTCCGGAACAGCTGGTACAGCCGCTTAAACAGCTGGTACAAAGACAGGCTGGTGAAACCGTTTTATCTACACTCATTCACCTGTCACCTCCTCCGCATAGACGCCTGCAACAGCGACCCATTCCGTACCGTTGTGGAATTTCATCAGTCCATTTGGCTGAATCCATAGGACATTTATCTTTTCCGGTTCGGTTTCGCTGACCACATAGCCACCTCCCCCACCCGAACTGAGCACAATGGGCCGGCCATAAATGACACTCATCTGTATTCCTCCTTACTGCAATATTCTTACCTGGACAGTAACGTCTGACTGCGGCTGTTCTCCCTCCGCATAGACGACGACGGTACCATCCTGGTTTTCAAGCCAAATTTCCAGTACATCCTGATCCCGCAGCAGCCGCCTGGTCGCAAGGTCAGCGTACAGGTCAAGGGCTGTTTTGTCCGCCTCTACCAGCGCCGTGATGTCCTCCTGTGTCACCGTTTGGCAGTACAGAGCTTCGGTCGATTCGTCCGCTGCCCAGTTGGCTGCTGGCAGGGTGAGCGACCGGTAGGCGATTTCATAGTCCTTGCCAGGATCTCCCTTCTCACCCTTAATACCGCCGACCAGTTTAAACCAGGTAGCAGTGTCGGAGAGGGACACTCCTGTGTTTTCTTTGAGTGCAATGTAGGCAGCTGTCGCTTGCTGGTTTTCGGTCACAACATCAAGCGGCTGATAGGTTTCACTGGCCGAGTAGACCCCACGCGGCACCAGCTGTGCGCGGCTATCTGTCCGCTCATAGGCTCCTGTGGCAGGGTTATAGACCTCCCACCAGTTATCCTCCCCGATGCGGGGATAGTGCTTGATGGCCTCCTCTGCCGCCGCCTGCGCTTTCTGGGCCGCTGTTTCGCTTGCTTTGGCGTTAGTTTCTGCCGTCTGAGCAGCAGTTTTCGCTTCCTCTGCTGCTGTCGCGGAAGCGCTGGCTGCTGTCGCCCGTTCGCCCGCCGTTTTGGCCGATTCTGTCGAAGCTGCTGCACTGCCCGCTGCGTTTTGTGCCGCGGTCTCAGCCAATTCTTTCAGCTGGGCGGTCTCATTTTTCCACTTCTCGACATCTTTGGCGTAGGTGCTGACGGTGTTGATGGCCGCCGTGGCGGTATCCGCGCTGGACTTTGCGCTCTGCGCGCTGGATGCAGCCTGTTTTGCTGCTTCCAGCGTTCCCTCGTACCGCTCCTTGATAACGTTGGACTCTGTTGCAATGCTTTGCTGGATTTCCTCGGCCATCTGCCGGGCGCTCTCCGCGTTAGCTGCCGACTCCTGCGCCGCCATGGCGGAGCTTTTGGCGTTCTCGACCATCCCCGCCACATTCTGCTGAGCCTGACCCACATAATCTCTTAACCCAGGGATTGTCTGGTTTTCCAGTACACTGACAACCTGCCGCAGAGATTCCGATTCCTTGGTCAGTTCCCTTGCTGTCTCGGTGGCATCTTCCAGGACGGGTTTTATTTCAGTGATGGCACTGTCTGCCCCTTCCAGAGCTCCGATGATCTGCTCTACCGCCTCATTGACCTGCTTTTCAAATTGTTCCAGCTTGTCCGGTGGCGGGACCGGTTGTGTCCCCTGCGGGTCTTTGCGGATAATGGCTGGATTGCCTGTCCACTTGGCGACAACGTTGTTTTTGGTGTCAGTGCCGGTGAGCGTGAGCATCACGCGGCCTGGCATCAGGGTCAGTTCCCGGGTGATTTCCCAGTTCAGCAGGATATGTTCATCAGTCAGGTGTTTCGGGAGAATCCACGCAGCTTCGGCGCCATGCTCCTCCGACACCGCCTTGATTTGATAGGACAGAGCGGTCAGGTCAACCTCCTCCCGCGTCTTCGGGAGGACAAACTGGACAGGTTCCACGTTGATCTCGCCCTGCATATAGTAAAATTCCAGCGGCGGATAGTGGAGCCAACCGCTGGTTGCATAGATTTTGCGCATGGGCTCCCCTTTCCGCAGCTACGCTGCCTTCGGGCAGGTCTTGTACAGATAGATCGACCGCTGCACCGCATCATACCCCAACTGCCAGCAGGGCTCGGAAAGCAGCACGACAATATCATCGCCGAGCTTCTGGCGCAGCTGGAAATAGATGGCGCTGATGTACCGCGCATGGGTTTTGGTGTACTCCTCCACGATCTCCTGCCAGGTGATGTTGCTCTCATCCGGCTGCCCGAACTCGCGGATGTAGGACTTGAACAAGGTGTCCAGCGCCATCAGCTTGACGCGGTCCAGCTCCAGCCAGTTGCCGTCCTCTTCGGGGATCTCCAGGTAGGTGATGGAGTTGAGCGGCATCTCGATGAGCGCCTTGCGGATATCCATGACTGTCTTTTCCATACACTATTCCTCCTCGTTGTTCAAGCCGTCCCGCAGCTGCTCCATCTTGCGGATATACTGCGCCAGAAGGTCGTTGTTTTTCATGTTGATGGCGATCAGGGTCAGACCTTGCCAGAAGATGTCCTCCATCAGCACCTTGCCATAACCGGTACGGGAGAGCACCCTCTTTACGATTTCCTGCCGCTCCTGAAGGGTGGATAGTGCAAACGGCTCGCGGATGACGGCGGCAAAGTCGTCGATGTAGTTGGGGTCAAGATACTCCACCTGCTTTGCAGCAGTAACCAGCTTCTCTACCTCCTTGCTGTCCCGCGCCTGCAGGCGGTCGAGCAGCTGCCCGCTGACGCCCTCCTTCTGCTCATCGTTCATCCTGGCGACCTGCTCGCATTCCTTTTTACAATCCTCCCCGTTTTCCAGTTTTTGGAACAGCTGGGAGACGATGAGCAGAAAATCAACCTGTGTTTTTTTCATCGCTTTATTCCTCCTATTCTTCGCTCACGGCGTTGACATTGACGGCTATCGAGGTCATCAGTGTTTTGATATGGCTGAGCACTGGAGCCCATTTTGGGGCCGCTGCCAGCTCCCACTTGCTGAACAGTTCGCGCCAGTCATGCTCCGGGGCTTTGTCAAATTCGTAAATGTCTGTTAAAACCTCTTTGGTGATGGACAGGATCACCGGCTCGCCCGGGATCGGCTGCTTCTCAAAAGGCTGCGGTAGCTCCATTCCCCGGCGGCGGTACTCATTTTCCATCGCGTTTTTGATTTCGGTGTAGTCACTTGCCATGATAATTTTGCCGATGCCGATGTTGTCCCCCAGATGAGCGATCAATTCCGCCTGGTTCTCACCGGTGCAGGCGTTGTCACACTGGCCGGTGCAGTTGGTCTGACAGCCACCAGTACAGGTACCGGTGCAGCTGGTGCAGGAGTTGGTACAGGTGCCAGTGCAGCTGGCCGAACAACTGTTTTGGCAACTTCCCTGGCAGGAACCGGAACAGCCGTTGCAGTTGCCGGAACAACTTCCAGAACAGCCGGAACACCCACGGCATGTGCTGGAGCAGTCTCCCCTGCATCCCCTGCAATCGCCTGAACAGCTACCGTCACAGTCTCCAGAACAACCTCCGGAACAGCTGGTACAGCCGTTTAAACAGCTGGTACAAAGACAGGCAGAGGTCTCTTTCGTTGCGCACGCCATCTAAATCCCCCTCTCATACCATTGGATCGGAATCAGGCGCTCGCCCTGCTTGTCCAGTCCCAGTTTGTTGTATAGCTTTGTCCAAAAATAGTAGTTCGCCGCGATCTGCGCCTTGAACATCCCGCAGTGGTGCTTGGTTTTGCAGTTCGGGTCGCCGGTCGCGTCATACTGCCAGGCGATACAAGTTGGACAGAGTGGCAGCAACGGGCAGTCCCGGCACTCGTCGTCCGCGCTCGACCAGGTTGTGACATCCTGCAGCCGTTGGAACCACTCGGTGTGCTCCTTGTCGGTGTAAAGCCCCAGGCTCAGCTCCCCGATGGGCCGCTCCGGCTGGTTATTCAGGCTGTGCTTCATGTACCGTAGGCACGGGTAGACCTTCCCGTCCGGGGCGAAGGCCACCATCCGTCCGTTGCCGCCGCAGAAAGCAGTGGTTTTCTGCCTCTCGTACTCCTCCTGCGATGGTTTCTGCACAAACCGCTCCTCAAACAGGCTGGTGTACAGATCCTTGTAGATTTCGTTGTCGAGCATCCAATCCGCCAGCTCGATGAGCTGGTCATATAGCAGTTGCGGGTGGTGCTCTTTCCAGACGCCCTCAAACACGCAGTTGGCCGGGATGTTGCGGTAGCCCAGACTGTACAGGTGCCGGATAGCGCCGGTGAGATAGGGCAGATTCTCGGGCGCAAGGGTGACCTTGGTGCCGGCAATCGGGTACATCTGGAGCAGATGTTTTGCCGCCTTGGACACTACGTCATAGCTGCCCGATCCGTCGTGGAAAACACGGCAGGAGTCATGCAGCGCCTTATCCCCATCGATGCTGATTCCGATGGAAAGGTGGCCGTAGTTTTTGCGGATAAATTCCTGCACCCGCTCGTCCTCGAAGAGCACGCCGTTGGTGGAAATCGAGATCATGTAGTAGTAGGCCCAGGGATGGCGCAACTGGAATGCCTTGCGCTTAAAATATTCGACCGTTTTATCGATGAGCTCAATTTCAAGCAATGGTTCACCGCCGATAAAGTCCAGGATGATGGCTGGGGCGGTGTTGTCCACAAACTCCCCCTCAAACAGCCCGTCCACAATCTGCTTGGCCGTCTCCCAGCTCATCCGGCGGCTGGTCTTGTGGCACTCGTAGCAGTAGGTGCAGGCCAGGTTGCATGCCTCGGTGACACAGAAGGTCACATCCTTACAGAGCATGTCGTCCTCCTTGTTCTCCTCTTTGGGGTGCAGCTGGCGGTAGACGCGGGCAATCTCGTCGTTGTAGCTGGGGAAATCCTCCCGGGTCATGTAGAGCTTATTTCTCGGTGTCGGTTGCATTATTCTCCATCTCCTTCTTTGGTTGCATCTTATTCGTTCACTGTACCACCGTAGACGCCCGCGATGGCGAGCCACTGGCCGTTGGCGTAGACGCTCATCAGGCGGTTGGTCGGGTTGAACCAGTTGACGTCGGTATCGTCTGGTGCCGTCTCGCTGACCACCGTTCCCCCGCCGCCAGATCCCAAGGCACTAAAGTGCAGTATCTTGCCAGCAGGGTCGAGAACCACAGTCAATATAGTTCCTTTTATCCAGCTATTTGATTTAAGGGGTTTCCCGTTGGAGGTTTTGACGGTATAGCTCACGCCGTCTACCGTCCAGGTGTTCCCCGGTTCATAGATTTCCGGGGCCTCAAAAATGACGATCACCCGCTCATCCACAATGTCCTCCGGCAGGCCGGTCAGCTGGAACACACCGCCAACCTTCTCGCAATCCAACTCATAATTGGTGCCGGCACGCAGGCGAGTTAGGCGTTGCTCGTTGAAGTGAAGGTTCGGGTCGGTGAAGTGGCCATTGTGGCTATCCTTGCTGTTGTTGTGGTTCTCGACGTCCTTGAGCGTCGCAGATATGCCGTCATAGGAGATGTTCAGCTCGATGGCGCTGGCGTCGGTGACGGTAACCAGGATGTTGATTTCCATAGGGTTGGATGTGCCGTTGATGACCGCCAGCTTGCGCCAGCCTGGCGCAGAGGCGATGATAACAAGGTTCTCGTTTTCATCTATGACGCCAATTTCCCGCACCTCCCAGCCACCCACATCGACCGGCACATTGGTGCGGATATTAAGCATATTTGGGTTCGCTGGATCCTGCGTTACTGTGCATTCCCCGCGCCAAACTTCCCGATACAAACTGGTCATTTCTCGATCTGGGAGTACATAGTTGCCCTCGCCGTCGCCCAGCACGATATGGGTCAGGCGCAGCGGGGTTTTAGTCGCAAGGGCGGTTGCAATCAACTCCCGCCCCAGATTGGTGACGACGGCATAGTAGTCCACATTGTCCTCTTTGACAACAACGCCGTTGCTCGACGGCAGGACCGTTCCCGTCAGGTTATCGTTCATAGGTTCCCCTCTCCTTCTTTTTCTTTTACCGTGTAGACGATGTTGGCTACCGTCAGCGGCACCAGTTTTGTGCTCACTGGGTAACTAGCTGAGACAACGCTCTTTTCCCCGATCCTCCCCTGCAGGATTGCCGAGGGAAAAGCGGTGGCCCGCAGCGGTGAGCAATCGGTGTTGATGGTTGTTTCCGCGCGGATATTGATGCCGACTCCGGCAGCAACCAGAGGCGGCAGCAAAAAGATATCCTCCCCAGGTTTGTATTCATACGGGAAGGATACGGTCAAGCTGGCCGGGCCGTCGGTGTTTTCGTTATAGCTTACTTTATCGACATCCCAGATGGTCTTCACTGCGGTGATAATGTCCCGGTAGGTGGTATTGGAGGTATTTGCCAAAATCTTGTATTTGAGGTATTTGCGGTAGCGGGCGTCGTCGATCACGTCAAAGTCGATGACGCCGCCCTGCGCTGCGAGCAGGCCCGCCTCTGCTCGGGAGAGAACGACAATGTCTCCAATCCTGTCCAGCTGCTCCCCCTCCTCTTTTTCGATGTCGAGCAGGAACAGGAGCTGCTGGAAGCACTGCTCAATTTCCGCAAACTGCCGGTCAAAGCAAGCACACAGCGCTTCGATCTTCGGCTTGCCCTTAAATTGGGACGGAAAATCCTCGATCAACGGTCTCATCCCAGCTCCACCTCAATCCGTTTGTCCTCCACCACGATCCGCTGCCGCACATCGGCCACGATGTTTTTGTTCTCTCCATACTCTTCCGGCTCCGGTGTTTTGCCACTATCGGTGGTCGAGTAGGTTTTGACATCGATGTATCCTACTCCGCTGACGCTGCGGTAGATGTCCCCCAACAACTCCTGGATATACAGTGTGCTGCCCGGCAAAATCTCGTCGCACTGCTCCACAAGGCTCTCTTTAACCAGATCCGCATAGTTTGGCGGCATTGCCTCCTTGCGGCTGGGGGTTAGCACTATCTGGAACCACGCGTACACCGGCTGCGGGCGGTTAAAGCACACCTCAACCGGCTGGCTGTCATCGCTTGGAACCTCCACTTTGGTGGCGCCATAGGTCTGGATTCCGCCGGCCTTTTGCTCCAAAATAGTCTGCGCGATCTCCATGTCGGAGCCGCCGGAAACCACCACCTCGATGCTGTGCGGCGGCCTACCATACGCATCTGTGAGGTTGGTTTTGTTTTCGTAGCACTTGACCGAGATGACGCCCTGCACACTATCCAAGATGGCCGACTCGATGGAGTTGGTCATACGGGCAGCGTGGGCGGAGATGCGCTTGATGTATGACTGGCGCAGCTCTACGTCGGTCTCCCGCGTGCGGCCCAAAACCGGCTCGATGAGGTTTGTGCAGGACAGAAAACCGGTGCGGTTGGTGACGATTTTGGTGATTGACTCGTTTGGCAGCTGGTATTTGCCGTAGTCCTGGCTCTCGAAATTGATGAGGCTCGACACACTGTCGGTCGTGAGGTTTTCGCTCAGCAACAGGGTGTTGTTACCTTGCTGGTTTTTGTCCTCAATCAGCAACATTCCGTCCGCCACGGTAGCGGTAAAATCTTCGGCTGGAATTTTGGCTGCAAGCGCCTGCAGGATAGATTCCCCATTTGGTTCCTCCCCGCTGCTGACACTGTACAGATCTCCATTGATTCCAACGGTGTAAACATCGTTTTCTTCCAGCGAAATGATCTTGATTTTTGCCTTGTTGCAGGACTGCCGGGTAATCTCCTTATCCTCCGAGCACAAAAACAGCAACGGCGGCTGGGTAATGGAGGAGATGATCGTCCCTTTTGGGATAGCGGAGCCATCGTCCCCTGTGCAGAGGATATTGTAAAAGGTTTTCTGATCCGAGATGCGCCGCAGGCCCGCAAACTGTACCGCGTTGTCAAGGCTTACCCCTTCTGCGCTGGATGGATACAGGTTATGATAGATTTCCTGCCCCAACTCCCACAACGCCGCAAGCCGGTCCGCCTGTCCGGTCAGGATGACGTTCAGCAGTGACTCTGGATTTTCCAGTGTATTGACGCCCCAGGCGTCAGACAGGTCCCTGTGCTCCTCCTTATAGATGGTATCCATCCTTTTGGGGACAAAGCCGGCAGGCGTCACGCCATAATTAGAGCTCATCGATCTGCACCTCCTCTTCGATTGCGCCCTGTGTGGTCTGGGCCTTAAATTTCACGCGGCATTTTCGCAAACGTTTGTCAATTTGCACGCTTAAACTTTCAATGCGGATTACCTCGGTGACGCTTAAAATCTGCTGCCTGAACAGCTGTTCGATAACCGCCGTGTTTGGATTTTTGATTAAGATCTGGCTGTAGTAAGGCATCCCGAAAGAGGTATTGAAGATCCACTCCCCCAAAAACCATCGCAGGCGAATTAAAATAGCCTGGCGGACACTGTCCGTCAGGCTTACATCCCCGTTCGAGGTCAGATATAGGTCTCCATCTTTATCCAGCAACAGGTCTTTCATGCTTTCCTCCTTTACTGCGGGGTACCGGTACTCCCAGCACCCGCTTCTACACCGCTGTGCGTGTGGTTCTGCAGGCTGATGCCTGCGCCAATCACATCGCCCTTCGTGGTGATCTGTCCGCTGACGGTGAGGTTTCCGATCAGGTCCGCTCCGCTTCCCGTCAGCTTCAGGACAGTACCGCTGTTTTGCAGCGTGATTTCCCCGCCCTTCATTTGCATAAACTGATCGTCGTTGCGTTTTAGCAGCACCTCGTCGTTGGACAGCATCGCGCGGGAGTCCTTTTGCCGGATGATAATGGCGTCTTTGTTCTGCGCCTCCTGCATCAATTCGTTTGGCTGCCGGCACACTCCCATGATGGCGATGGCGTTGGTTAGGTCATGCTTTAGGTCTGGAAAATCCTCGCCTCCACTTCGCCAGGCGTCCAACGCCTGTTCCGAGAAAAGCAACAGGCATCCGTCCCCAGGTTTTACTGGGAAGCAAATGCAGCTTTCCTGCGAGCTGCTCTGCTGGAAGTGAACCGGGACCTGCGCAATCTGCGGATAGTCCACCTTCTGCCCGTCTGGCCGCTTAAATTTCCCTTTAGGTTTGACAATGGCGGTACATTTACCCGCGTCGAAGGAAACGATCTCCCCTGGGATACAGGTATGTACTCCGTCCAGTGATTCCTGAACGGTATTCTTGATTTGTTGGACAAATTTTTGAATCATGATGCTGCCTCCACAATCTGCGCCGTACACAGCCAATCCCCTGACATATTGTCGCCCTCGAGCTTGACCGATTCCACGCGGAAAATTCCGTTTGCTACCTTGCTTTCCAGCTGTACCAGGTCATTGACGCCGATGGCGGCATTAAGGAAATACCGGATCTCCCATCCCGCCTGTGCTTTGTTCTTGGAGCTGTTCTCCTCAGCGTTGCCGGAGTTTTTCTCCGACTGGGTGAGTTTTTTCGGGCTTCCGATCAGGCCCGTCCTTGGGCTGATGAGGTGGGCGATGGTGGAAATCGGTTCGTTTGCTTTGGTGACCTGAATCACGCCGTCTTGGACGCTCCAGGTCAACCCATTGGAGGCGCAAACTTTGTCAAAGACGTTTTTGGCAAGTCCAACATAGCTGTAGCTCTCCAGCGGTTTAAAGGTCGCACCTTGAGAGAAGGTGACCGGTAGCCCCATCTGACCGGCTGCATCCTGCAAAATCAACTTGGAATCGGTGGTCTGCAGGTACTCAAAGGTCACATAGCTGTCCCTTAGTTCCTTGCGGCCGTCCAGTACGTCGATGGTCGTCTTTTGGTCGGCGCCATCATCCTCAGTGACAACGTTGGTTACGGTGCCGGTCAGAACCATAGGGGTATTGCCCTCATATCCTGCGTTTAAAGTGACGATGCAGTCCTTTTCTTCCAGCGCCGCCTTGTGCTCCGGATTGAGATTCCAGAGGGAAATCTTTGCGGTATTGGGAGAAGAAACGTCCGATTTTTCAACCGAAAAATTGATGTGCAGCTGAGTGATCGCAAAGCCGGCAGCTCCTGCCTGTCCGGCTGAAAACTGATAAGCTCGCAGCCAGTTAGCCATTGGCGACCGCCTCCTTTAAGTCCACCAGCGGGATAAATACAAACTGTGCATTCCCGTTTTGAAAGTCCTCCCTGCCGATGCGTTCCTGCACGGTGACTGCCCCGAAGATACCTTCTGGGAGTCCATGGCAACGGTAAAAGAAATTGAGCGGGGAGTTTGGGACAATCTTAATCCCTGCTACATAGGGGCTGCGGTTGCCGTCGTAAATCCCAAACGTCCAGTAATTTCCCTCGTAGTTGTAGCTAAAACGTATCAGATATTCCTTACCGTTGAGCACCACACGGGAAAAGCTGTCGTTGTACTCTGGCACCTGAATCACGGTTATCATTGATAATCACCTTCTTGATACTTATCCCAAAAACCTTCTCCAAAAAGTCCTTTAGTCAGCTTGTGAAGGAGAGATGCATTGTCTCCCGAATCATCACTTCCTGTACTGTTCCCTGCTGTAGTGTTTCCTACCGTGCTGGTTGCTGTTCCCGTCTCACTACCATAGGGAGAAGTGTTAGCCGTTCCCGCCGTGGTGCCAGTGTCGCCGCCCCGACCATACTCAGAGGGAATGGTGACAGTCTTGGAAGTGGTTGTCAGCACCTCTTTGAGGGTAATTGGGATTTCCAGCGAGGTTTTGGTTGAGGTGTCATACGGCAGCGACAAGCTGGTGATGCCCATGTTCTGAAAGCTCCCCTTGGCGCTGGTAACAGTGATGAGCTGCCTGCTCTGATACAACTCCTGGAAACGGGCTGCCACCTCCTGCACCCTCCCAGGTGAGGCGTGGGAACGGAAGGTGATCGGCGTGTTGGTGACAACGACGGTCAGGGACAGCGTCCTCGGTTTGAGGATCATGGTATCCTGCACCGAATAGCCTTCCTCCACCGGATAATCAGGGATTTCAGCTTCCATTGCAAGCTCATGGTGGATGAGCGCATCGCACTCGATTCCGCCGATATTAACCGGCTGCAAATTCAACTTTTTCCCTCCTCTCTCGCTATCTGCCTGTGGCTAAGGCTTTATCAGCCTCTCCCCAAACATCTGTAGCCGCTTTGCCCATCATGTCCGCACTTTTCTGCTGCATTTCACGGTCGCTGCCATTGAAGGTGTTCTGGATATTGATATTTTGGTTGACATTGTTCGTCCGGTTCCCTCCTCCGGCGGAAGCAGCGACGGTCGCGGGCTGGGGATTATCTGGATTACCTGTGAACCAGTCCACTAAAGAACCAATCCCATCTCCAATTCCGCTTGCAATATCTCCGACAAGGTTAATGCCACCTCCGATCAGTTTTCCAAGAGGTGAATTGGCTATCATATCGATGACTTCGCTTGCCGTCTCTTTTAAGCCGTTGAACCAGTCGATGATATCTCCAATTGTTTTTCCAACCCATTCGCCTGCTGCTTTTACCTTTTCGGTAGACCAGATAAAAAATTTTCCGATTCCTTCAAATACTTTTCCTAACAGGGAACCAATCATACCAATCAAATTTCCCAAAAAGGAAATAACGTCCCCTATCGTTTGTCTGGCTGCATCCGCATCAATGCCGAGCTTCTCAAAAATCTCACCGATAACACTGTCGTCGCCATTCATAAAATGAATCAAATCATCAATCGCCAGTGCGATCAGGGCGATAACGGCTACAAGGGCTAGTGTTTGCAAATTGGCAGCTGAAAGTAATCCAACTAATCCCTTGAAAAACGAAAGTATTTTTCCCGCATTGAGGGCCAACCAGATAGATCCTGCTGCAATGGCGATCAGTTTCAGCAGATTTTCAAATCCGCCTACCTTATCGGCTATCTTGTCAATGAAAGCAACAGCTTTATCCAGCCAATTCATCAGTTTTGAAAACATCGACACAAGAAAACTGGAAAGCTTCTTGGTGATACCATACTGCTTGTCGATTTTGGTAACCCAAAGTCCCCATTGATTACGGATGTTGAGCAGCGCATCCGACACCGTCATGTCCACATTATTGAATGAGCGGTTGATCTCGTCCGCATTGTGGACAATTGCATTTTTCAGGTCCGCGACGGTGATCTGCCCTGCACTCGCCATCTCTTCAAACTGCTCTTTGCTCGCACCGACCTCTTTCTCCAACAGCTTAATAGCTTCCGGGGATTCTTCGAGCAGGCGGCTCATTGTCTCGGTATCGACAACGCCGCGCGCAAAGGACTGGTTGAGGGCTTCCTGCATCTCGGCAACCTGCTCGCTCGACTTACCGGCCGACCGGAAGAGCTTGTTAGTCAGCTCTGCATACTTCGCGGCCTCATCGACGCTGCCGAACAAATCCTTATTCGACTGCACCAGGTTGCCGACAAACTTGGCGGTATCCCCGTAGGCCGTGCGGCTGTTATTGGCCGCCTTTAAAATCTTCTGCTGAATTTCAGCTTGCTCACCCATTCCTTCGGTGGCGCTGCGGATCTGGTTGTTGACGGTCGTGAACTCTTCTGAAATATCTTTAAGCTGCACCAAAGAAAATCCCAGTCCAAATGCTGCCGTGAGTTTTCCAACCATGGAGCGAACAACACCTGAAATTTGCTGATAGGTCGCTTTGGTTTGGTTTAACTCTTTTTGGTGTTTGTTTTCGGCTGCCGTTTGCTTTTTGGTTTCGTTGGTAACCTGCTTGCTTTTCCCAAAGATACTGTTCAAAAGGTCACGGATAGTCCTCTTCCTTTGAACTTCCTTTTGAGTTTGCTGCTGGACCTTCTTCCCTTCCTGGTTTATCTGCTGTTCCTTCTGCAGAATTCCCTGCATGGTTTGGTCCTGCTGCCGAAGAGTATCCGATATCTGTTCTTCAGCTGCTTGTCTGATCGCTGCATCTTCACCGGTAGCCTGTGTTTGAACACTTATTTTTTTGTCTCTCAAATGACTTAACCTGTCAAAGAGTTTTTCCAGCGCACCGTCGTCCACATCAAACCCGATCGCAATTGCAATATCCCTTATAGTCAAACTCTCACCTCCTTATCTCCTCAGCCTGCAAACGCTGGATGTCGATGTCCCGCAGGTAGAGTGCGTAGAGCTTGAGTGCCTCATCCAGCGTATAGCAGGTTTCGAGCTCCCACTTGGAGGCAAGACCTGCCTTAATCAGCACATACATCCGCAGCTCCAGTTCACCAAACTGTGAGGTGTCTAGATGGCCGTAGCGTTCTGGGTCATCGGAGCTGCCTGATCCTGGCCGCGCTCTCCAAAGAGGCTGGCGGCCCTCTCGAAAAAACCGCCGAAGTTCTCCTTGAGGACATGGAAAGCCAGCACATACATCAGGTCAACCTGTCCGCAAAAAATTTCGTCCGCCTGCTCTTCGGTCAGCCACTCCCCGGTGGATTTGGGGACAATGTTCTGGGAACAGAGCAATTTTTTGAGCAGTTTTTCCAGCTTGTCCCCGCTTAAGCCAGCAAATGCGGCGGTGAGCTGCGGCGCTGCGTTTCCCAGATCGTCGTCCAGGTTGAGCTTCTTGTCCTTAAAAAGCGGAGCCAAAGCCCCGACCGCCGGCAGCAATAGTCCGGCAAGCTCACCGGACAGGTTCGCCGCCGTGAAAGCCGGGAAGGGGTAAAGAACATAAATTTCTCCCCCAACACTGACCTCTTTGCCGTTCATGCGTCTACTGTAATTTGCCTGCATTATACGTCACCTCTCTCCGATTCTGCGGTGTAAATTACCCACTGGCGGTTGCCTCCGGATTTTCCAAAATCGCTGTTTGGCATCTTTGCCACCCAGGCAATGTCGGCAGAGAGAAGCAGTTCGCCGGTTTTCTTTTTAATCAGCAGCGGGTAGGTTTTGAGCTCCCCGTCCCGCAGGCCCGCTGCCAGCCCTGCCAGGATGCGGTTTGCCTTGACACCGTAGAGATTGGTGAGGGTTACCTTCGCGCTGGCGTTGGGATCGATCGAAGTGATAATTGCGCCATCGCATCCGTAGGTTGGCGCAGCCTCCTCCGCCATATCCTCGATCGTCAAAAAGCCGTCGTCCGCATATCCGGTCAGACTGTATGGGCCAAAGCTGATCAGGACATCCTTACAGTTATAGACAATAAATTCCCGTGTCATGATCTGCCTCCTTAATATTCAAGCGTGCCGCGCACTTCAACATAGTGGATTGCTCCGGCCAGACGCGCAGTAAATTTGCAGCCTTTGAGCTGCCGACTGGCGCGCTCTGCCTGGGTCAGGTCCCGGGCGCGCGGGACGGTGGTGGTATAGCCCGGTGTTGCGTTGCCGTCCTCGTCGTACTCGGTCGGCGCAATGCCGCCCATCGCCTGCCCGCGCTTGAGGGCATAGACCATCTGATTCTGCACCTGCGTGATGCCGTTGTCAGTGTACGGGATCTTTGGATGGGTGACAAACAGGTTGTAGATGCACTCCTGCATGAAGGATTTGAGCCACCACATAAAGCGGACTGTATCAATCCATTCCCCGCTGACGGTTTTGCCGCCCTGGGTGATCGCCTTGCCGCCGTACTCCACAAAGTAGGAGATGTTGGCCTCCTGCAGCTCCTGCATTTGGGTGGCGGTCAGCTCCGCGACGGATACTGCATTGAGGGTCTTAAACGCCCATGTCTCGCTGCCCGGTTCGTATTGCAGGCAGGCGACCGCAAAGGCGACGTTGATGTACTGGTCGGCATCCACCTTGGCAGGGCTGAAAATCTCAAAGCTGTTCATGTAGGTATTAACGGCCAGGCTGCTCTCGGTCTCGGTGATAGTAAAGCAGGCCATCTTTTCATGCGCCTCTGTCCACTTGGCGATGTCCTCATACTTCTCCTCATCAATCCCTGCCGGGCAGATAACAAACCACTCCGGATTCGCCGCTGCTCGGTCGAGGGTGTCTCCAAGGGATTCTGCGCTCCCGTCGGTGACGACGTTGGCTGCCACATAGATCTGCGACGGCTTTACAGCCTGCGAAAAGGCAACCGCTGCTGCATCATAAACTGCATCTCCTTCGGCCCAACCCGCGGCCTTTACCCCTTCCAGCGAGGTGTAAACGCCCAGCGTCTTGTAATCCTCCAGCGTCTTGGAGGTTGGCTCCGGACCGACAATCAGGATGGATTCAAACCCGCTCAGGGAGGTTGCCGGAGACGCAATCTGTATCTGGATATCCACAATATCGTTCAGGTTATTGCTCATTGTCTGTCTCCTTTTCATGTGTAATTTCCGCGCTTTCAAACCAGCCGCTCCTGTCCTCTGCCTGGTCGATGGTGCCGCCGCCGCTCGGGGATGGGACGGTGTTGTCCTCTCCCTGCTCTGCTGGCGGGGTGACACCGGAGTGTCCGGTGGCGCCATCAACAAAGCTCATCACAAATTCCTGCTGGGCGCGGTACTCATATTTGGATTCGTTGAGGAGGGCACTCACATCCAGCGTATTGCCCTCTTCGAGGATGCTGATGTTGTGTTCCTCCAAAAAATCCTGTCCGGTGTCCGACCCCAGAAAATGAAGAAAGCCCTGCAGGTCGCTCACCGCCGTGTTTCGAGGCGGCGGCGAGGTCATGCCAGGCTTTGCGGTTGGTTTTCTGCCGCCGGTATAGAGGTTGAGTGTCACCCGCCCCGTGCAAAGATACTGGCGGCTGATTTCCTCATCCCCATATTCGTCCGGATGGACAGATCGCGAAACGTTTGTTAATTTGAGGGCCACGAAGGGGTACGGGGGTTTGACCTGATTGGTCTCGCACCACCGTACCACGGCCCCCGCAAAATACTCTTTGACCAACTGCTCAAACAGCAGCTGTGCCTGTTCGGTTGTCATGCTCTCACCTCCGGCGGGTCGGGTTGCTGGCCTTCCGGCAGGACAACCCACTGACATTCCCAATGTGCCAGCGGAGTATGCGCCCAAAGGGACGCCTGCTCGCACTCGTACCATTCCCCGCAGTAATAGAGCAGGTCTGCCGGGATGCCGGTGCGTTGGTTTACGGTATGCACCTCATCCTTGCCAAAGCTCTTGACCCGCCGGGAGGATCGCTGGCCCTCCGGCAGGGCCACCAGCTCTTTGGCGTTGAGGGATTGGACATTCAGGCGTATCACCCTGTCTGTGTAGGAGCGGTAGCCGTTGCGGTCGGCTTCTCCAAAGCGGCGGAGGATGTATTTTGACTTAAACATTAGTCATATTCTCCCTTCTTGCAGACCATAGGGGAGATACTCCCTCTCAGTTGCTTGGTATTGATTAGCGGACGCTCAGAACCTTTAAGCCTGATGGTTGACGGTGCATTCGGAACAAAGTCGCCATCGGAGATCTGGTTCTGCACATAGCCGACCATCAGAACACCAAGATTATCGAGGGCAGACTGCGCGTCCAGCTGACCCTTGCAGATCTTCTGCACAAACTGGGTGGCGGCCTTCTGAATTTCTGCGCTATGCTGGTCGACTGTCTGCCCCAAAAAGGGGCGGGCAGGTATTCTGCCGGTTCCCAGCTCATTCCAGATGGCGATCTCCACAAGGTCCGCGCCCTCTTTTTCTTTTCCGTCGCGGCTTTTTTCCTTGTGTCTTTTCCCACCCTGCACGCCGACACGCACTTGTTTTTCCGAAAGTTTTTTTAGCTCTCGAAAAAATCTTTTCCCCTCCGCCGTCAACTTATCGTTTTTAGCCATCGCTGTCCCTCCTTACCATGATAGGGATAATCGCCTGCCGCAAGCGCAGGTACTCCAATCCATACGGGGTTTGGGTGAGCGAAGAATCCGCTGCGGCTGCCGAGGAGGTACCGGAGCCAAAGGAGACGGAGGTGGAGCCTTCGGTGTAGGAGGTCACCCCCGCGCGGTCGATGGCGCTGCCAAAAGCTCCGCTTTCCCCAAGGCCCGCCATCTTCATCCGGTGGGCCGCGAGGTAGGCTACTGCCTGTTCGTATGCCGCGCCAAAGGCGCTCTTGCTCACCAGCGGTTGGGTCAAATCAAGCCAGGTCTGCAGGGTTGTGTCCTCCAGCTCCTCAAACTCCGGCGCGATGGTGCGTAGCAGTGTCAGCAGCTCCATAGCGATTCCTCCTTATTTTTTCGTAGCTCCCCTCTTGACTTCTGTGTTGGCAGGCTCTTCAGCTGGAGACTCTGCAGGAGATGGCTTTTCGGCCGGAGCCTCCGATGGGGTTACTTTTTCATCAGTTCCAGCGGCGTCCCTTGTGATCTCCACCGCCTTGCGGCCTTCGAGGAAGGAAACAACAGGGTTGTTTTCATAGGCTTTCGGCAACTCACCGCTTTCTCCTGGCAGCAGCATCATGCTGCCCAGGTGGATGATCTTGCCGCTTTTGTTGGTGATGATGTTCATTTGCTTTCCCTCCTTATACGCCTACCGCGATGATGGCGGAGAGCGGGTAGTAGATCATGGCGCCAACCACGCGGGATTCGCATGGGATAACGACTTCCAGGTTACGATTCTGGGCCGGATGCTGATAAAACGGCATCGGGACCTCGATGGAAAGCTTGTCCTGATCTTTGGTGTACAGCAGAGCCACGCCTTTGCCGTCGGTTTTGGCTGCGTAGGGATTGGTGTCGGTCGCGGTGGAGTTGAGCTCCGCGCAGGAAACAATCTGGATACCGTTGAGGTTATCCTGCAGATATTTGAGCGCCGAGGTGGCGGTCTCTGGGATGCGTTTGAGGCTCAGCTTAGTGTAGGTGTCGGATGGGATTGCCAGAGTATCCGGATGCTCTGTGTTCTGGGTTGCGAGGTTGACCTGCGCCAGCATACCAGAGACGTCCGCGATGATCTCGTCGATATTCTTGCTGCTCCATGTGGTTTTGGAGCCCTGCGCTCCGGCGGCAAGGGTGTACAGCGGGATGTCATTGTCCTCGCTGAGTACGCCGACCAGATTGTTATCTGGGTCACCTTTCCATGCGATGGTGTTGGTCAGACGGTCGATGGCATAGCGGGCCGCCTCACCGCGACGGGCATCCAGACCTTTGCCGGCCAATCTGGACGCGCGCATATCCTGCACGCTGTAGCCGTAGCTGTCGCCCAGCCCTTTGACGTGCGCGGTCTTGGGCTGACCGGCAACGTCCGCGCGCGGCAGGTCATCGGCATAGTTTGCGATGATATTGGCAAGACCGCGTTTCTCGTAGCCGTAGTAGGTTACAGTTTCCGCGCCTTCCGGCACCTCGTGGGTGACGGGGAACATGCTCAGGGCGGTCAGCTCCGGATAGTTGCGGTCATAGGTCTTGCCCTTGACATAATCGAGCTCTCGGGCAAAATACAGGCTCGCGTCCTCCTCGCTGTCAAAGCGCATATCAGGGCTGGCAGCGATGGTAGCGGCAATGCCGGAGCGTTCCAGTGTTCTTCTGTCCGATTGGTCAAATGCGGTATGAGTATTGTTCATCTCGTTTTCTCCTTTCCCTATTTGCTTTTTGCTGGCGCTGCTGTCTTGTGCATCTGGTTGTAGAGCATGATGGGCGCGATGTTGGAGCTGTCCTTGCCGCCGATGAAGCGGGCATTGAGCTCCAGCGTGTTGGCGCCGTCCGCCGCTGCCTTAAAGCAGCCCACACCGGTGCCATTGATAATCAGATGCACGGGATCTCCGTATTTTGGTTCGACGCCATCCGCGATGCGCACCCAGATGCGGCCGTACTGCATGACGCCAACGGTGGTTTTGGGCTGGATCAGCAGCTCGCCGTCCATATTCATTTCGCGGTTGACGTCGTTGATGACGATGCCCTCAAACTGTTCAAGGGTCGCGCCGGTGGCAGGGATTTTGACATTCGATCCTGGCTTATCTCCCTGTACAACGCCCATACCTGGCTTGAGAGCGGTATCCGCCTGGCCATTCAGGCGGCTGACAACAGCGTGCTCGCTCAGGTCGTAAAAGCCGCCGGCAGTACCGGCAGCCATTCCCTGGCTGTAATTTGTCCACATATTCATTTACTTGTTGCCTCCTTCTTTTTTGTCGGTACCATCCATTCTGGCGATCATTCCGGCACGTTTGGCCGCCGCGCTCTGTGCGTCTGGAGCTTTGCGGACTCCCTTTTCCATACCGTCGCCGCGCATCTGCTGGCGCTGGTAATCGACGCCCTTGCGCTTGCCGATACTCTCTTTAGTGATGTCGTACATGGCGTCGATGTAGGCCTTGTCCTTGCCGTCCAGGCGAATATTCGGGTTCACCTTTTTGATAATAGCTTTCTTTGCGTCCATCGGCTTCATGGTGTCGATGCCGTCCATGTGGAGCTTGTCGCCCAGACGGATCAGCTCGATCTTCTGGCTGATGTAGGCATCGATGCTGTCCATGTTGACCGATTCCTCTTTCTTTTCCTCCGCTGGAGCAGCTTCCGGTTGCGAAGCACCCTCCTCGTCAGAGTTGGTTTCCTTTTCTCCGGACGCTTCGTCGAAGTCGATCTTTGCCTGCAGCTGCGCGATGAAGTCCAGCAGCTTCTGGATGTCGGCATCCTGCTGGGCAATCATCCCGTTGGCCTCATCCATCGTCTCACAGTCTCCGGCTGCGTCACGGCGGTCGCGGTTTTCCTTGACCTCCTGCACAGGATCAGCAGCGGTTTCTTCGCCCTCATCCTGATTTTCCTGGGTATTTTCCTCCCCTTCGGAATCAGATGCTGGCTGGTTATTGAGCATGCGCTGCTCTTTGCGTTTTTTATACTCTTCCACCAGCTGGGCGATCTCCTCAGGTGTCAGGCCGTCTTTTCGTTTGGACATGGTGTTTCCTCCTTTTTCTTCTTGTGTATCTTCCCCGTCAATGTTCAGACGGGCGCTATCCCCTGCCCGAGCCTTTTCGACCAGAGCCAGGTGGTTAACGCGGATGTTGCGCTGTATAGCGTCATAGGGCTGCCCCTGCCACTCCCCTGGGACTTCCTCCAAATCGAGGCTGTACCCCAGCGAGAGCTCCCGCAGCCCGTAATCCAGCTTGCGCGCATCGTGGATGATGATCTGCGCACGGACGTTATCGCCGTCCTGCGTTCCTTCTGAGAGGATGGTTCCGATCTGTTCCTGCTGCACATTGTCGCTGTCGATCATGCCAGCCTCATGGGTCAGGATCACCGGCTTGCCCTTGTAGCTTGCAAGGCTCTCCTGCGCAAAAACTTCCTCCGGCAGGCGCAGTTCCCTGCGGATGGAGCCGTCCGGTCGGCGATATTCAAAAATACCCACCCTTGTCAGGATGGGATGATCAATCAAATATCCCTCTGAGGTAAAATAAGTTTCGCCCAGAGGGATACTGTCATAACGCTGTTCTATTTTTCTTCACTCCTTTTCTCCCAAGGGAGGGTGATGTTTAAGTTAAACACCGGCAGCGCCACGCAGCGGCAGCCGTAGTCCTCCCCTGGATGGCACCTGCGGCCGGTTTTGGGGTCTACGACCGGCGGGTCGTCCCAGCGGAATTTCTTCCTGTTGAGCCGCCGGTGGCTGTCCCGCACGCGGCTGTCCTGTGAGGTGGACCAGACATATTCCTCCACGCCGGCATCCTCCTGCTGGTGCTGGGAGATCCTGGACTGCAGCTTGCCGATCTGGTCGCGGGCGATAAAGCGTGCGCGGCTCTTGTTGGTCTTGCAGATGCGCTCCACATCCTCGGCGATATCCCGCACGCTGGCGCCAGCAGCAAAGCCGTCCATGATGGTGCTCTCCAGCTTGGCTGTAAGCTCCTTTGGGATAGTGGAAATCAGGTCGAGGTTCTCGCGGATCCACTGTTCCAGAATCTGCTCATAGAACTCGCCGCTGTAGTAGTCCTCCATGATATTGACACTGAGTGTTTTTTTCACCGCCTGAAACCACTGACGGTTGACCGTCTTTTCGGTAAGCAGGCCAGTTTTTCGCAGCAGGTCGGTGACGCGGTGGATGCTCAGGATTTTGCCGGTGATGCTGTGATAGATCTCCTGCACAATCCCTTTGAGCTTGCCCGAAAAATCCGAAAAGCTGTCGGTGCGGGCCTGCTCGTTTCGTTCCTGCTCAATGAGGCGGACGATTTTGGGCAGGCTCTTCTGCACCTCCTTTTCCATCTCGCGGGTCAAATTCACAAACGTTTGCGAATATTGCCGCTCGGCCGAGACGGCATATTGCGGGACGTGCTTTGACTTGAGCTTGTCGTGGTTGCAGAATTTGCGCTTGATCTGCTTTTGCAGGGCCATGCGGTAGGCAAGGTCGTTCACGGGGTTCACCTCTTTTTTGACATGAAAAAAGGACGGCACAAAACTGTGTCGTCCTGTCAGTTTCTTATAAGATTTCGGCGATGCCCTTTGCAAGCTGAGCCGCCTTTTTCATCAAAGAGTTTTCCTGCAAATACTCCAGCCCACGCAGCGTGATTCGGGGATTGCAGAAGGAAATGCTACAGTCTCCGTCGGTGGAATATTTCACCTGAACGCCGTCTACATATCCTTCCTTTGCCAACATTTCCCACAGTGCCAGCCAGCGCCGCTCGGTAACGCCGAGCGCCTCCGGTGTCAGCCGGCTACGGTCAAGCTCGTCCAGATCCATCGCCTTTTCCAGGTAGTGCAGGATGCGGTAGATGACCTTGAAGTTATCCATTGCTGTTTCCTTCCTAATCAGGCTTTCTTTAGTGTCCAAACAAGCTGTTGGGGCCACACCACTTGGAAACCATAGTAGTCGGCTTACCTTCGCGTAGGCAGCGTTCCAGCTCTTCTGTATAAATCTGTGCTGCACATTTGTCTCCTACGCGGTCAAAATCACAGTAGTTGAACGGGATAAATGGTTTTCCAAACCTTTTTCTGTACTCAACTTTCATTTCAAACACATGATGTTCTTTTATATAAGCTGAGTCAACTGGTGCTACATACAATTTTTATTCCTCCTCACCGTGTAGTTTACGCTTAATAGAGTCGCAACAATCAAATATTTCTGGAAGATTGTCCTTTAAAAAATCTAATTTCTGATTATCTTTAAAGGCAACCAGAGAATAATAATTGGCAAAGATTTCGCGTTCCTTAACTCCCTCTTGTTTCCAAGATGAAGGAAGATGTCCATACTCAAACTCATAATCACCTTCACAGACCGCACTACAAATATCTGACAGGAAGCCTTCTTCATCATTTTCTATGCAGAATTTCTGAAACCTCTCAGGATCAGAATCTATCAGCTGCTTTGAATCACTTACCTTCTGCCGAAATTCCTCGTTCTCCGCTGCATTGACAAAATGACTGTCGATCCGGTGTGCCAGCTCATGGGTGGTAACGACCGACAAGTCAATATCGTGGAAGGACTTTCTGGATGTATCGTAACAGAAGGCATCCAAAGAGGGAGAATACCCAAACGGTGAATCTTCTGTCAGCTTCGCTGATTTAAACTCCACCGAATCCATTGACTGTTTCAGGTAGGTTCTGCATCCCTCGTCCATTTCCTGCGTAAACTCGTCATAGTCTTTTCGAAGCGTGTCAACATCCATCTTTCCGTCCGATGTGACATACTTTTTCGCAGGCATTGACTTGCTCGATAATTTGGAAGAACTTCCTCCCCCACCCGAGCCGCCGACCTTTCCTGGGCGGCCTTCATGGTTAAAATTTCCGCTGCCTTCCCCACCATCTTTGGCGGTTTCTGGGTTCATTATACCACTTTGCCGTGCTGGCTGTCCAGCGGTATCGGAAATCGGATTATCATTCGCCTCCAGCCCTTCCAGCAGCGCTGCCCAGCCGTCGTCCTGCTCGTCCTCTGGCTGGTTGTCCAAGATGTCCTCGATATTGAGGCTGCCATCCTGGGAGAGCGCCCGCCGTACCTCATCAGGCTGCAGCACCTGCATGTCGATGTACAGCTGCGCGGTCTGGGCGGTGGCCTGCGCCCGCTGGGCCTTGGTGAGCTCTACGGTCGCCTGCTCTGCTTCGCTCAGGCTCCACAGCGGCTTAAAGGTTGGCTTGATGGTCCCTGGGTCCTCGATGCTCCCGTCGTACACCCCCGCCTGCGTCACCGCTTTGAGCAGGGTACGGATATTTTTTTTGAGCATCCGCTTTTGGATACCCTCGACGAAATTATAGTAGTTTTCCAGATCGCTTTCGCCGGTAGCGTTTTCCCCCGACGGCGACCGGCCGAACAGGATGGTCTGCGGGATGCAGGTGACGGCGGAGAGCAGGTTGTAGGTGCTTTCCAAAATCTCCTGCGTGCCGGAGAGCTGAAAGGTCTGGAAAGCATAATCCTCACCGTCCATATCCACCGCGATGGAATTGAGCATCCCGCGCGCCTGGTCGATCACATTGAGCCTCTTGAGCACCGCTGTGTCCCCGCCCTCAGTAGCGAGGGTGCTTTGCAGATTTTTTTGCTTGTAGACCGGCTGGACGCTTTTTTCAATCATGTTGGCGGCGTTTTGATGGGTACGGAGTACGATGGAAAGGTCCCGTTTGATGCGGATGTACTCCGGCAAGCCCCAGTAGAAATACTGCTGCGGCGCGCCGAACTCCGGCAGCGAACCGTTTTTGAAAACCAGGCATCGGCTGCGGTGTACGCGGAAAAAGCCGCCGTAGGTGCTGGACACGTCGAAGTAAGTTGCCTTGCCTGTCCGATATGTATCAGGATCTGGCTGTACCACTGCGCGCTCGTAGACCAGCAGCTCCTCCACTGATCGGACGTCCTGCCAGTTCACCGGCTCTTCCAGTCCGCCGCCATCGTCCAGAAGCATAACGATGATGGAGCCGCCGAACAGCCTCGCCCAGCGGATAGCGGTAGTTGCCTTGTCTTCCCAATCCAGACGGTCGAGAGCGTCATCCAAAAATTCCTCCAGCTGGGGATCGCCCGCATTGTACTCCATCCCATGCTTGAGAGCTTCCTCGGCTGGCCGGTCGATGATCTTGCTGAAAAGGCCGTTGTATTGGTACTTTTCGGCGAGGTCGTAGTCCGGAATCACAAGACCGCTCGGGGTGTCGATGTGCTGCGCCCCATACTGCCAAAGCACGTCCGAAAAACTGTCTGTCCGGAACATCTCACTCCTCCTGTTCTATATTCTATAACAAAATTAAAGAAGCCCCTCCAAAGAGAAGGACGAAGAATTGTAGTAGGTGTTAGCTTGTGACTGCGCGTCCACCTGGTCATCGTTCGCGCCGTTCGGGAACATGGCGTGCTCCTCGACGAAATCATGCACCCAGGGTGCGATGGACGGGTCCGGCAAAAAGACATTCCCCGCCTCGACTACCGCCGTCACAGCGTTGGCGCGGACAATCTTGCCGCCTTCCGGCTCCACCGGAATAAGACCTGGCAGCTCACGCCGCAGAACATCGATGACCGCCGTTCCGTTGGCCTTGTCCTCAATGAGCTTGCGAACCGCCTGCGGCCACTTGGCAGAAAGGGAGCGCACTGCTCGAATAGTCTCAGTAAAGCTCATGCGGCCACGGACCTGATCCAGCAAATAGCGGCTGCTGCCCTTGCGCGCCCAAACCTGCCCGACCACATAGTCGGAGGATTGCGCGTCCTTGAAGGTACAGTCCCAGCTCTGTATATAGTCGTACAGCCCATCCGGCAGGGTGCGGTAGAACTGCCACCACTCCCGCTTGAAGGTGCCGCCGTCGCCCGGCGTGGGGTGCTGCTGATACAGCGCCGCCCAATCGCGGCTGCCGACCGTCGCTTTTATGGCATTGAGCGCCTTCTCATCATATTTCCATTTCCACAGTGCCTCGCCCTCCTGCCGGATGTCGTAGGGCTTTGCCGGTGCTTCGCAGATGGCCGGCAGGTCGAGGATCGTCCATTGGTCCGCGCCGCCCTGCGAATCCTTGAGCAGCCTGCCGGCCAGATCGTCCTCGTGCCAGCGGGTCAGGGTCAATAAAATACACCCATCTTTTTCAAGACGGGTGTACAAAGTGGAGGTGTACCAGTCATAGACCTTGTCCCGATAGGTCGCGCTGTCGGCCTCCTCACGGTTTTTGATGGGGTCGTCGATGATGATGTACTCGCCGCCCATGCCGGTGATACCACCGCCGACACCGGCTGACCGGTAGACACCTCGGTGGTTGACGATCTCAAAAACATCGTTGTTGCGCAAATAGCGCGTATCCGAAAATTGTCTGGTTGATTTGTTGGTAAGACTTGTATCTGGGAAAAGCTGATGATAGCTTTCCTCATCAATGATGCGCTGTACATCCCGATTCATTCGGCTGGCCAGGTCCGCCGAGTAAGAGCAGGAGATGATCGAAGTATCCGGCTGCTGCCCCAGCAGGAAAGCTGGAAACTTTCGGGAGACAAGCTCGCTTTTTCCATGGCGTGGCGGCATAAAGACCATCAGGCGGCGGATCTGCTTGTGTGCCAGCTGGTCGAGATACTCGCACAACAGGCGGTGGTGCCAGTTCATTCGGTAATTGTGGTCAACGTACAGGACAAAGTCCCCCATTTTCCGGCGGGCAAGTTCCCGTTCGGCCTCCAGCACAAGGGCGCTGATGCGCTCATCCATCTTCCTTTTCCCCCCTGATCAGCGCCCGAAGCTCCTCATCAGAAAAATCCTGCAGGACGCGCTCATGTGTGTTGTCCTCTTTCGGCATCTGGGCCTTCTGGGCGCGCAGGATGCGCAGCTCGCTGAGGTATTGCCGCTTTTCCTTCTGCACCTTGGTCAGCTCTGCCTGCAGCTTTTGGATGACGTCGAAGACATCCCGCGTGCGGGTGGTAGTCTCCACCTGCTTTGACCGGCTGCCCTTGACACCCTCGCTCTCTACCGTCCGGCGGGTTACTCCATCCAGGGAGAGACCGTTCTTGGCGTCTTGATACTTCTGGATCGATTCCAGCAGCTGCCGTTCGCGGCTGGTGAGCAGGATCACCTCATCGATGATGAGAGCCTCCTCGTCGGTGTAGTCGATCTGACGCAGGCGCTGCAACTCTTCGGCGGGGATCATATCGAACGTCGGATTGGTGTACAGGCCGTGTACATAACGGTTTTGGTTGCCTGGGGGTGCGCCGTGGCCGGCAGCGTTGCGGTTTCCTTTTGGTGCTCCTTTTGTGGCAGGTTTTCGTTTGGTAACGTTACCATTCCCAGCCGTTTTATTTGGTAACGTTACCATTCGATTTGGTAACGTTTCGGGTTCGTTTGGTAACGCTGCACTCTCCCATCCATCCTGATTTTTCCACTTGCGGACCATCGCTTCCGAGACCCCAAGCTCCTCTGCAATATCCCGCAAAAGCCGCTTGCCATCAGACTTTTTCCACAACTCAAATGCTTTTTCCCTGTTGGGGCTTCTCCCCCTCGGCACACCTCACCACCTCTCTGATCATTCGTTTGGTAACATTGTTTGAACCTGAAATTTTAATTTTACTCATCCAGGCCAAAAAGCCTGCGATGGTAGTCCAGTTTTTTGCTCAATTCCTCTTGCATAATTCCATAGAAGGACTGCTTTGCAAGCCTCCGTCCACTGCCTGCGGTCTGATTGATCGATTTAAAGGCTCCCGCTGTCCCCACCTTTTTCATTTGTTCGGTCGGAACAGGGTTCTTTCCGTTGAGGATCATGCAGAGGTTGTATTCGTTCGGCTGAAATCCCGGCAGGCCGTCGGTACCGCAGCAGGTCATGCTGTCTCCTATCGCCCGCAGCCGGTTTTCGCCGCAATAAAAAGCAATCCCGTTCCGGTGGCACTCCGCTTTGATCTGCGCAAACTGCCGCCGCAAGGTGGAAAGCGGATAGACATAGTCGCCGCCGACCTTTACCATCCCGGGCTTGCTCTTAAAAAACTTCATTCCTTCGATGACCAGTCCATGTGCTCCCGCCGCCGCAATGCGCGGGATATTCTGCATGACATCCCGGAACACCTCCGGCATATAGGGCTGCACACGCACGATGGTGCGCTGGACACGGGCCGACACCTTCCGGAGCATCTCGAGGCGCTCCTCATAGCGTGGGCAGCCTGGTTCCAGCTTATCGTACTTGCTGCACACCATGGAAATCTGCACAACGCAGTTGCATTGGCTCAGCAGGTCGAGGTATTTGTCGTCCGCTACCAAGCGGCCTTTTGTCGATACCACAAAGGGGTAGTGTGTCTGGGCAAATACCTTCAGGCACTCATACGAAGCGCGGATTTTTTTCTCCACCGGCTGGAAGGGGTCGCTCATCCCGCCCCAGTGGATCGGAATGTTCCAGTCGCACCATTTTGTTTCGAGGGTGCGCTCGCCCTTGATAAACGCCAGCAGGCTTTCTGGACTTTCGTCCGTCTTAATTTCGTTCAGACTGGCCTTTTTCTGCACAAAACAATACCGGCACCCGTGCGAGCATCCCCGGTAGGTATCGAACCGCACAGGCAGATTGCACAGGATTACCTGGCTGCCGCATTTGCATCCCATCAGATTTCCCCCTTTATCTTTTTGAGGATCAGCTGCACCATGCCCTCTTTTCCATTGGCCTTGATGTAAGCCGCCACATCCTCGTGCTCCTCCTTGTTGAAGCTGAGCTCAATGTTGAATGTTTCCTCGATGCCAGACAGTTCTTCCTGTAGGAAATCGGCGTCGAGGGCCGCCGCGATATCGTTTTCCAGCGCGTCAATCTCCGCTTTGGAAAAGCCGATCCCCAGCGCGTCGTCTCCAAGTTCTTCCAGGACAGACTTCAATTTTTCATTGTCCCAGCTGCCGGTGATTTTGTTGAGGGCAAGGTTGAGCTGCTTTTCTTTTATCTCGTCCAGGTCTACCACCGACACCTCGGCCTTTTCCTCGCCCCAGTATTCCAGGACGCTCAGGCGCTGATGTCCGCTGACAACCCGATTGGTTCGTTGATTCCAAACGATGGGGATCACCTGACCAAATCTGTGCATACTTTCTTCCAGATATTGAAATTCTTCATCCCCCGGCATCAGGTCGACGCGGGGATTGTAGGTAGCTCGCTCCATCTCATCAATGCGTTTTTTTATGATCTTCATTCCATCAAACCTCTTGCTTTCTGCACAACCAGCTGTGCCAGCTCCCATTTCCCCTGCCGGTGCTCCTGCAGCCACGCCTCGAATATCTCACGTGCCTCTGCCGGCAGCGTGAAAGTGATTTGAAATTGCGTCGGCTGCTCGTTCCGCTGCGCGAACTCCTCATTGAAAAGATCCTCAATGTGATTGTAGTCCGCCTGCAGCACCTCAAGCTCACTCTCGTCAAAGCCCGTCAGGGCAAGTTCCCCCTGCTGAGCCAGCTCGGATAGCAGCTCTTCCAGCTTGCTGTCGTCCCATTGACCGGAAATTTTATTGAGCGCCAGGTTGAGCGCCTTTTCCTCCTGCTCTGGCAGATCGACAACGGATACCTCCGTTTCCTCAACGCCTTGCGCGCAGAGGATGGCGTACCGCTGGTGGCCGCCGACAATGTGGCCTGTACGCCGGTTCCAGATGATCGGCTCAACTAAACCAAAGGCTTCCATCGAATTGTTCAGCTTCTCCCAAGCCTTGTCTTCCGCGTGGAGCGTTTGCCGGGGATTGTAGTCGGCCGGAACCAGCTCCGACAGCTTCTTTTTTACCATTTCCATCTGCGTTCTCTCCTGTCACAAGAAAATTGAGGATATAAAGAAAGCCGCACTGTTTTTTCACAGTACGGCTTTTCAAAAAAGATTCTGTTTTAAAATTCGTAGTGTGTCCAAAGGCTTAAAATTTTGACCGCCTGTTCTTCCTCCAGTACCTGATAGACCAGGCGGTGTTGGACGTTGATTCGTCTGGAATAGGCAGTTTTGAGATCGCCGACCAGTTTTTCATACGGTGGTGGATTCTGGTAAGGATTTTCTTTTAAAATCTCTATCAGTGCCTTTACCTTCCCATCCAGCTTGGCGGCTTTCAGGTTGGGCAGCTGTTTGAGCGCCGCCTTTGTAAAATAAATTTGATACATTACCAGTCCACCTCATCCAGTGGAACACAGTCCTCCAGCGGCTCCTTCATTCCTTCCAGGATGGCGTCGCGAGTCGCCGGATGGCTCATCAGATAAACCGTCTCCAAAAGGCTGTTGTAATCCGATTCACTTAAAACAACAGCGTTCCCGTTTTTGGTGGTCACATTGATGACGTCATTGTACTCCACAGCTTGATTTAAATACTCAAAGATATTCTTTCTAAAATTAGTTGCGTTTGTATTGGTCATGCAGTCCACCTCCTTCTTTACTATATGTACATTATAGCGTACATATTCGTCGGTGTCAAGAAGAAAAGACTGTACAAAGAAGGCCGCACTGTTTTCACAGCGCGGCCTTCTTTGAAGGTGTTGAAGGAACAATAATTTTTTTGCTAGATTGGCAGCATAATCATTATAGCATATTGTTTTCCCGTTGTGTTCCCATCTTTTTCCCACGATCCTCTCCATCCTCATCCATGTCGTAAAAAATATCTGCTCCAAAAAGCATAATGGAAAGTTCTTCAGTAGCAAGGTCAAGATCCCTGAAAACAGTGCTTTTGGAGATCGCTTCCTCATCCATAATCTGTTGATAATCCTTTCCCTCAAGTGTGTGGGCCGCCAGGACACGATACCGCCGCTGCTTTTCCGCATTTCCCTTTTCGCACTGCAGACGGTAGAGCTCCAGCATCGACTTTGTCTGCTGCACCAGTGTCTCGGTCCTCCCAGCGGAGATTGCTAGGCCCTCCAGGTAAACATCCTGCCGGCCGGAAAGCTGCTGCGAGTAGACGCCTTCCGGGTCGTTCTGCGCCGATTCCAGGACCTTGCGCACATCATACACCGACTTGTGCGCATGGGTATCGAACTGCTGCAGGTGCTCCAGGAGCAGCCTGGTGTTACGCAGCCGCCAATCCCGCCTTTCTCTTCTTGCTTTCTTTTTTTGTTTTGCCAGCGTCTCCAGCGTCACCTGAGCCGCTTTCTGCGCTGCCAGTTCAATGATGTCCTTTTCACTCATGGTCATAGACCCGCGCCTCCCCTTGTCTTTGTCAAAAATTTTTGATAGACTATATTTGTCACATGTTTTCGGGGAGGGCGCGAGCCCTCTTCTTTTTTTAATGTTTATATGGTTTAGATTCAATAATTTCCATCGCAACCACCATATTATCAATCCTGCTGTCCATACACGGAAAAGCATAGTGCTGCACAGTATCCAGCTCTTCCGACCTAAGATCAAAATGAAGGATTCGCCGCGTTTGATCAATTTCCATGTTACAGGTGTTTTCTACGAAAGCCGCTATATCCCGTTCGGTCAGCTGATCCGGATAAAAACCTAGGACATTCTTCCCGTGCTGATTTCCAATCACCTTGAAGGCGATCGTTCCCTTATACGGACCGCACTGCAATGTCACGCGTACCGTTTGTTCCCAGTCCCATAGTTCGCTGGTGTTGTTGTAAAACTTCAATCCAATCCCTCTTTTCCCTCAAAATCGCAAACGTTTGGGATTTTGACAGTCTCCGCCATCCTGGACAGCTCCGCCAGTTCTGCCTCCCGGTTGGCGCCAAAAATGATGTCAAGCTGTGTGAGCATGAGCTTCACCTTCGCCCGCTTTGAGCGCAGGAGGACAAGCGCCTCTTCCAGCTTGTCCTCCTGCGCTCCTTCCCGTTGGCAATCGAGATACCGCCGGAGCGCCTGTGCCAGATACCTTGCTTCCACCATCGCAAGGTAAATCTGGGCGGTTTCCCCGTACTTATCAATGGCCTTCCGACAGATCTCCTTGCTTTCCTTCAGGTTATGTACCACAATCGTTGCCCCCTTCCTGATTTTCTTCCGCCAGCTGGGCCAGATGCTCCATGTACGCTACGGCCGGATCACCTCCGGCGGCCAGCCATGCCCTGGCCTTGGTGCAAAGATACCGGTTTGCCACGCAGGAGAGTTTATCCGACGCTGCGATAATGCGGGCGATGGGGGAGTTATTTTCCATAAGATCACCACCACTCACTACTATTCTTCCCTTGGCTCAAAACAACTACAAAAATCATCTGGCAGCATTTCCACATACGCACCTGAACCATATTGGTCTGGTTCTTGAGAATGTAATTTACAATGTCCCAAGACTGTATAAAACTCGCATTCCCCACATCTTCCAATCGGTGGAGCAGGGCGGGCGTTGTGTGTTCTCAGTGCGTCCATCACATCATCTCCGCTGATTGCGTAAGTGCAATTATCGCACTCGATAAAGCAGCCACCTCCGTACTCCGGTAAATTTACGATGCAGTGCTTATGTGCAGGGATTTCGGTAATGGTTACATCGTCTCCGCACAGCGGGCAAGGGAGTGCAATCCCTTTCTCTGTGCATTCCTCCTGTGCCTGTTTATCGCCCATCAGAGCACAGCGGATGAGTTCTTTGTTGTTCATGGCTTAATTCTCCTCCTAATCCATCATTGCACCACAGCTGGGGCAAAATTTTTCTTTGATTGCCGATTTTCTGCTACATATTGAGCAACGATAAAAGGCCGCATCTCTGTAGATGGGTTCCCCAAAATCATCCAGTCCGTAAAATGCAGGTGTTATCCATCCTTCCCACCGCCCATGCACCACCGGCGCAACGTCGGCGGCTGGAATTTGATTTATAGCATCACACATCATATCATACTCTGATTTTGATAATTCAACAGCAAAATCTACTGCTTCTTTTGCTTTTCCTTTTGCTATATATTCTGGCATTTGTTTTCCCCTCTCTTCCAGTCTCTCCGCTGTGGCTTCTTCCTTCAGCCACCGCATCATGCACCCCACGCACTTTTCCTGTGGAATCTCTCCGCCTGAATCTGCCATTGCCATACACTCTGGCAGGTTGCGGCAGTAGTTGAATTCCCTTTCATTTTCAGAAAGTCTCACCAAAAATCTTGCCAGTTCTTCCACGCTGGCGCTTATGATTTGTTCGTAGCGTTTCATCATTTTCCCTCCATCCAATCATCTTTCCACAGGTCCACCCCTGTGTATCCTTCAAACCATGCTGCTACGGTATCAAACCACAGCTCGTCTTTGGCTGCCTCCTCTGCAAAATCGTTAAGGAGCTGGATCAACTCAACCAGACGCTTGGCTCCGAATCCATAATCATCATGCAGCACCTTAAACACCATTGCAAAGTTGCGCCGGATGATGTTATCTGCCTCTTTCTTCATCATCTGCTGCCCGGATTTGGTGCGCAGATAGGCTTGCTGCCGATGGTAGATATTTCCCATTGATTTCATAGTGTTTCCTTCCTCTCGCAAACCTCATAGCACCGGCACACTTCTTTTTTGGCATAGCTTTTGATGTCCGCTTCCAGCTTTTGGGATTCTCTTTTTGGAAACTCCGTTTGGTATCTGAGGTTGGTATGTACGATTGTCCTTGTAATCTGCGGCACAGCCATCACCAGCACATCCAGATTGCAGCCTTTCCAGATTACCTTGTCGATGATTGCATTGATTACGATTTTGAGCTCTCGCTTGATTTTGCGCTCCAACCAAAGTCTCTTCTGCTCGATGTCCTCTTTGTATGTGTACGGAATTTTGCCTTCCACAACACCCGCTCCCTCTGTTTCTATTCCCACGCTTCCCACACTCCTTTTTCATTGTGATACCCCAACATCCCAAGTTCCCGAAATTCTTTCAGCTTGATGTTTGCTTCGTCTATCGGGCAGTTTTTCATTTCTGCAACCAACTTTACGAGCTTGTGCCAGCTTTGATTTGGGTTTTCTCGAATACACAAAGATACTAATGCGCGGGTGGCTCCTCCGAAATCCATGTTCCAGTATCCGATTTCTTGCCCTGACTCCGTCTGTTCGTCGTACCCTTTTTTTGTGATTTGTATGTTTTCTTTTCTAAAGTCCAGTAAACTGCCTTTATGCTCAACGTACCTCGTTTGGACTTTGGTTAGATAATACTCCAGCGTTGGCGTATTCCCGTCCTTTCTTCTGGCAAGCACTTCTCCATTGACATTGATTAAGACCTCCTGCAACTGTTGTATTTTTTCCATGTCCTCCTCTGACACTAATACTTCGCTGATTTCGAAGTTCTCCATCGGATTTACTGTAAAAACAGTCCTGTACGGTGGTTCCCCTCTTACTTCTGAAACGGGGTTTATCAACTCACCGCAACAGGCGCCTTTTCCTGCCGCCACAAACTGTCCGTACATTCGTCGAGCAACTCTAATCCTCACTTGTACTCCCTCCCTGATTTGTCGTGCCGAATCTCGATACGGCGGATCAAGGAAAAACCTGCGGCGGAAAGCATGAGCTTTACCGCCTTGATAAGTTTTTCTGCCTGTCTGTCACAGCGTTCCTTCTCGCTGTCCGCATCTTTAATGGCAAGGAACGCTGTCGTGTCTTTATATCCGCTTGCATTGTAGAGCGGATTTTTCCTACTGTTCATCTCATCACCCCAGTTTTTGTTCCATCACACTCAAGAGCTTTCTAACGGCTCCTCTGACTTTATCCGCAGTTGGAGTTTCCATCTTTGCAATCAGCTGATTGATTTGATTGTAGCTATCCTGGAAGGACTTGAACTTTTCATCAAAAACAATCAGTTCCTTGCTTTGCTCACTGTTTGCCTTGCTCTGGAGCTGTTTGTTTCTTTCTTCGGCTTCTGCTGCCCTCTGCTCGGCTTTTTCTTTTTCAGCTCTTAGTTTCTCGATTTCCTGTGCAAAACGTCTCTCTGCCTGTTTCTCGGCTTCTGCCTGCAATTCTCCAATGACCTGCTGGTCCACTTCTGGCTTTTGGTTTTCCAGCTCCTCCATTTTCTGCTGAAGCTCCTGAGCCTTTTTCTCACTTTCCTTCTGCTTTTCTTCCGCAGCCTTCTTTTCCGCTTCCAATCTCTTTGCTGCATCAATTTTAAGTTGCAGCGATTTTTCGTATCCGGCATTTCGGTTTACGCTTTCGTTAAGCTTATCCTGCATCCTCTGCCGCTCACTGATGGCAATATCAAGCTGGGAAGCACTTTCGGTGGCTTGCCGTTCCTTTTCTTCCAGCAGATGTTTCAGCTGCTGTTGCTGCTGTTTAAGCTCCTTGTTTTCCTGCAAGGCTTCTTTCAGGTCCCGGGTGGACATACTCTCTACATCGTGCTCTGATACAAACTCCTCTCGCTCTTCTGGCGGGAGTACAGTGAGGGCAAGGGCTTTGGAAACATCCAGATTCATAATCGTCTGTGAATTTGTCAGCGTGGTAAACAGGCTGCCCTGGTCGTTCCCATACTCCTTGTAAAGCCGCATGAAGTTGTTTGCAGTGGACTGGCTGTAGTTTACATTTTTCTTCAGCCAGTTTCCCCACTCTCCATGTGGAACAAGGTCTTTTGCCTCCAGCAGGCGCTCCCCGATTTCAATGGCACAGCTTACTGCTGTGATTTTTGCCTGCCGGTCGAAGGTTACAATCTCCACTGCCAACTGCTGCAGGCGTGTTTCGGATTCCATTTCTTCAAAGCTCATATTTTCGATTTCGTACATTTTCATATCCTCCTATGCTGCATTTACTTTAATACGCTCTTTTTTCTTTTTCTTCGGATTTACCACTTTACTCATCCATTGCTCAACGAACTTCTCAACTTCTTTTTGCATTTTATAGCCGTTCTCTATATCGTTTCGATAGCCGCGGCACTGAACCAACCTGTCATTTTTTTCAAGTTCCAAGGTGTAATAAGGGGTATCCGGTGCTGATTTCTTTCGGATGCAAAACAGTTTGCATCTTCCTTCGGCATAAGACGAGGCGTACCCTGCCACACAATGCTTCAATTTTGTCCCCTCTGCTACCAGTTCTTTTAGCGTTGCAATCGGGCGGATAAGTAACTCGTCTTGCTCCCATGCGTATTTCTGGGCTTCTTTTGCCCTTTTTTGGATTCCCTCCCGAGTGATTTCCTGCTCCTTTTCTTTCGCTAAAACGGCGGTTTCTTCATGAGCAGTCCCTAAATCCTTGGGTCTGAGGATTCTGTCCTCCTTCATGTCGTATCCGAGTTTTTGACAATCTCTCAGGTAGTCCAGCCAATCCCCCAAAATCATATCAGCCCGTCTATCCTCTGGAACCTCTGGTCGCAGCTTCTCCTGCTTTTCCAGATAGTTTTCAATCTTTTGGAGTGAAAGGTATCTCGCAAGCTCTGGGAGCCGCATATGATAGCCAGATTTTTGATAGAGCCGGCAGAAAACATCGACATCTGCATTTTTTTGATGCTCGATGATTTTTCGATATGTCTCAACCTGTCCCCAGCTTGGGTTAATACTGAGGATTGCCTTCAACGGCTGCCCTGATAGCCCAAACATCTCCGCTGGTGTTTCCCCTTCTGGGATTTTGTGTCCGTACCGGCTCACGCTTTCCTCCAGCATCCGGTATAATCCCATCTTTGCCATATACTCCACCTGCAGTGGTGTCCGCCAGCAAGCGTCAATCAGCAGGCAGGCATCCTCTTTTATGTGCGCCGCTATGTCTTCCAGTGGGATGTACCTCAATCTGGAATCCTTTTGTCGAACTGTGTTAAGACTTTTCGGGTAAATCTTGCAAGGCATCGAAAATCTTTCATCCACCTTGCAAAATCGCATCTCACCCGTCTGGAAGAAATTCTTCCACTCATAGAAGCCGGTGTAGCAGCTCTTCTGTGTACTGTAAAAATACCGCCCGATTTCCTTGTGATAATACTGACTGCTGTCCTTGCCTCCGCGCCCGTCCATCACTGAAATAACATCAAAATACCGGGCACACCAACCATCCTTTGTGGGCTGGATATAAACAAAGTGACTTTGGTCCTGCATTCGCGCCACCTTGTCCCTGTATTTTCCGTTTGCAATGAGGGTGACTTCGCTGTGACAATGAGGGCAGATCGCCGTTCCTTTGTGCTTGGTACCTTGAATATCCACCATCTGATTGCAGTAGGAGCAAAATCCTTTCTGGATTTTCTTTCCTTTCTGGTAGTTATAAAAGATATAGCGATACGGCTTCATCACCTCGTCCTTTACCCAGTCCAGCACCTCCTGCGAGAGGGGGTGTATCTCCTTCATCACCTCGTCCACCATCTTTCTGGTTCTGTCGTGGCGACGGTCCAGCTCGGTTTTCCTCAATGCTTCCTGATACCTTTTCAGGATAGTTACTCCACCATCCCCTGAACTTACAAAAGGGAACGGAGCATTATTTTTGCACCATGCTCTTACCAAATTTGTATCTTCCGGCATCATGTGATACCAGCCGGACCCGTCCAGTGCATTTGCTATCGTTGCATCACTTGGTTTTTCCCTGCCTGGGAACTGGGAAAATAGCTCATCCGGTTTTTGGAACGTGCGGTAAACCGGGGCTCCTGAACTGCTGTATACAGTAAAAATCAGTGTATCCCCCTCTGTTCTTGCTCCTGCTATGTAGTTTCTGCCTTTGCGGTGATAGCCACAAAACGTTTTTTCGCTATACTCTGGTACTTCTATTGCCGGTGCCGGATCGTAAGGGAGCGCCATCCATTCCCGCTTTTCTGCCAAACGCATACTGCCTGCCTCCTACAACAAATCTTCCAAGGAAAAACTAAGCCCTGTTGCTTCTTCTTGCTGTTCCTCCTGCGGCTCTTCCAGAACAGCCTCAGAAGCACCAGCTTCAGCTTTGCTGATTCCGTAAAACTCGCAAACCAGTTTTTCGGAGAGCGCATCGTCCATCTCAAAAAATCCGCCCTTCTGGTGGTTTCTGGCGTAATCTCGAATCTTCTTCGCACAATCTGAAAGTGTCATGCCTTTTTTAGCAAGGTCCTGCTCTACAATCTCGGATGCTCCCTCATTTCCCTTGCACAGTTCCAGCAGTTCCATGCCGATGCAGTGTTCCAAACTGCCTTTTTGATACTGTTCCATCTGCTTGTTTAACTGCTCCATTGTCATTGTGATTCCTCCAATATTCTGAAACGTCTGTGATTTTGAATGATATTTTATCAGGATAGCCGGCTCCATTTCCTGATTTTGTTTCTCTTGCGGTGGACAAAGGGATTTCATCCATTCGAGCCAGCGCCTTGTCCACCGCGTTGGCTATGGAGATGGCTGCCATCGTGCAGAAATCGCTCCATACTTCCCATGCCTGGTGTCGGTAGAGGAGCTTTTTAAACTCCCCCATAAAGCCCGCTGACCGCTTTTCTAGCTGTTGCTGCTGTCGCTTAGACATTTTTATCATCCTTTTCCAAAACAGCTCCGCACAGTTTCGGGTCATTTAGGCATGGCTTTTTGCATCGTGCGCTGTTCGTGCAGTCTTTGTACCCGCAGTCCGCACAGCAAAATCTTCCTCTTCTACGGTCACAATAAAAAATTTTACATTGTCTTTTTTTCGCTTTCATAGTGCCCTCCATAGGTGACATACTGCTGCAATGCCTCAAAGTCGATTGACGACGAACATGGCTCTTCTTTTTTTCTTGTACGTTGTCCGTTGGACACCGAGCGTATGTTTTGCCGGAATTGTTCCGGTGTCGTAATACCTTCCCGGAGACAATTATCTAATACCGTCTGCACATAACGCCAGCTTTTCGCGCCCGACAATGCTGAATACTCAATAACTGCCCTCATCAGCTCGGGAGTTACTTGTTTTTCTTCCAGATAAGCGCCGATTTCCCGTTCCACTGCTATCGTCGTCGGAGCCATATTCTGTTCAAAACAGCGTATCATTTCTTCACGCGCGCGCGTAACAACAACATTTTCTTTACTTTTCTTTATGTCATAATTCTCGGAATAACTAGGGTTTTTCTCGGAATAACGGGGGTTTTTCTCGGAATTATTTAAAATAGGGTGCATTTTAATAAAGCTTTGCGTTTCTT